GCTTCCCGTTGGATTCGCATCCGCAATTCCATTTCGATAAGTTAGAGCACCGTTGAAAACAGATACCCCATCGCTGCGACTATTAATAATCAATACACCGCTGGTCATCACAGGGGCATTTAGACTGCTTCCCGCCTGCCAATATACTTGCATGTTTCCACCCGACGCATTGATACATGCCGATTGCGTTGAACTCTCAAATGAACCAAAGAGAAAATTGGCTCCGTCGTAGTTGGAAAGTTTCAAAACTGCTGTATATGTTCGCAGAATGGGAACGGTAATTAGATATTGTGTTGATCCGTTGGATGTCCAACCCGTAGACTTTGCCCATGTCGGCGCAACTCCTACAACCAGATCATTTGTGCCAGGGGTAACAATGTTTTTATAGCTATCTGACAGGCTTTCGGCCAAAAGCGCATCATGAGCAACCACCCAATCAGCACGCGTCAACCCGCCTGCTGTGATATAGGATGGCAGGCTAGATATTACAGATCCCTCTCCCAGCGAGCCGAGCAATCGTTTACTGCCTAATGGAAACATTTGCAACTCCTGAAAATCAAAAGGACCGACACCACCGCAACGGGTGATATCGGTCCGAAGGTTCCGACGATTCGGGATCAGTTGGGGATATTATATCACGGTGAAAAAGTCTTGATCGACCCTTTTACGTAGACCCATGATTTGATATCAGGAATAAACGCACCATGAAATGAAATACCCAGACTAGGTAGGACAAACTTTTTTAGAATAACAGATTTATATTCGGTGGATCTCCCATCCGCATCAACATCCCATCCTATTTTTTCCGCACCTGATTCGATCTCAATAAGTCTAAGATCCTGACTGGCATATTGAATTCCATCCTTAATAAATTCTTTTGTTGCCATTAGTACTTCACCCGATTCCGTACCAATCAAAAAATAGTTCTCATTAATTGGAGCAATTACAATATATTTATCCATGAGAATTCCTTTCAATCAGATGGTTAATATACCACGAGTGGCGTAAATGGATTTGCCAGAGGTGGGGATGTGGGTCATGGCGCCTGCGTGTGCCATGATGAGGGCAGAACCGCCATCGATCTTTTCGCGGGAACGGGCTTTATCGGGTTTGATGTTTCCCGCGGGGTCGGATGTGGCGATCAAGTTGTCCATGTTCCAGGTGAGAACGGGATGGTCTCCATGTGCCAGCAGGTTCGATAAGGCGAGACGCAAGACATCTTTCATAGGGGCAGACATGGACAGATAGCCCTGCCCGAATTGAATAAGCAGGGGTTTGTTGAAGCGTTTGGAAATTTCTGGATCAACGACAAAGCCATACTCGTTTTCCAGTTGCCCCATAACGCCCTTTGATCCATAGCGGTCAAAAAACAGGCTCCTGAGTTTGAACATATCCAACACTTCACCTATTTTGTGAATAATGAATTTTTCGTCAGTGACGTTTCCCGGGGTGGGGATGAGATATCCCTTGTCTGCCCACAGGTCGTATGGGACGCGGTCATTTCTGGCACGCTTTAGGATATTCTCTTCGGGCACGAAGAAGTACGGTTTGATGTAATAAAGCGGATCTGTGGGGGTGGGTGGAAACTCGAGCACCAAGGCGGCAAGGTCGTTGACGGATGCCAAATCCAGCCCTGCATAACAAGGACGGGCAAGCATGGCGGATTCCATAGCGGAAGCAGGTATGGGTCCGGTGCAGAGCCGCCAGTGGTCCATTGGCATCCATTTGGTGTCGGAACGTACCCAGATATCCAGTTGATAGCGCAGGAAGTCGTTGAGTTCGGTGGGCATCTCGGCAGCGCGTTTGGCCTTGGTGCGCAGGTCTTCGAGTTTTTTGTTGATGCCCAGTCCCGGATTGGCTTTGTACCAGTTGGCTTCGGTGCGCCAATCGTCGCCATCGTCAAGGGTGTAGATCATGCCGAACCAGGTGTCATCTTCGATGACGTTGTCAATGACTTTGCGGGTGTATTCATGCAGTTCCCAGCAGAACTTGGATTCGTCGGTGCTGCCCGCGGTGGTGATCATGAAGATCAGGGGCTGGGTGCGCGCGCCCGTGGCGTTCTCAAGTTTGGTGTAGGTTCCGCGTGTGCGCCAGGCATGGACTTCATCCAGGATGGCGGCATGGACGTTGAGACCGTCCATTGATTTTTCATCAGCGCTGAGCGGTTCATATTTGGAATAGGTATGTTCCTGATTCAAGTTGTTGCGATACACGCTGACGCCGCCCTGTTCGCGCAGAATATCGGAACTTCCGACCATGCGGGTGGCTTCGTTGTGGCAGATCTTGGCCTGATCTTTTTTATTAGCAGCGCTGTAGACTTCGGCACCGGGCTCATGATCGGCGAAGGCAAGATACAAGCCAATGCCAGCGGCGAAGGTGGTCTTGCCATTTTTGCGCGGAACTTCGATATAGCATGAACGATAGCGGCGCGTGCCCGCGGTGTTCTGGATCCTGCCTGCGCGGGTCTTGGTGACCCAGCGCGGGTCGTCATCTCGATACCATCCAAAGAGGTTCCAGACGATGAAGAGTTCCCACCCATCCAGGATGAACGGTTCACCTGCGAAGTCGGTGCCCAACGAATGGCGCAGAAGGCTGAAGAAGTCGATCACATCCTGCGCCTTATCCTTGCGAAAGATCAGTCCGCGTTCGTGGGCGTGCGCCACGTCGTCGAAGTAGCGCTGGCAGGAACGTTTGACCAACTGGCAGGCAGGGATTTTGCCGTTGATCACGTCGCGTGCGTAGCGTTCGGGAGGGTAGAGGCGGGGAGGCATGGGAGGGTTAGGTAACGGCTGGCGTAACCCGCAAAAACGGGGAACGCCGAACCTGATAATTTTGCCCGACTCTAGTTTTTGTCGGGTTCACGCTTTGTTAGACCCCGTATGAGATCTTCAACAAAAAGACGGGTCTTATCGTGCAAGACAATTTTGTCTTTGTTTTTCTCATACCATTCTGACGGGTCTGAATTGCCAGTAATCGCCATGCCTGCGCCAACCCAATCAGCAACCATTTCACGGGCATACACTTCTGGCATGGGTAAGGCAATCATAAGAGATTCGCGGTTCAACCGCTCGGAAACCTGTTTGAGTAAGTTGTATACGAAATTCTTTCCACCAATAAAAGCGGTTGTATCATCGGCAACTTCATCAATAAAATGTGTTTGCTCCTTCGCGTCCCACAAAACGAGCGGATACCCGTCGCCGTGTGCTTGGATGTAATACCGCTCTTTGGATGGAACTTCAAAGGTGAGCCAATAGCCCCAATGATGTTTGTTGGTGCTTTCGTGATGTTGCCATGCCCGCAAGAATGCGAATTTATCGGCGTCTGATTGATAATCATTTCTGTTTCGGCGTGTGCCATTTGGATTGAAGAAATTGCGGACATACGCGCTCCATTCCTGCGGCGTGAACTTTGTCCAATCGTGAACGAATGCCAGATGGAGCGGAACGCCAAGACGTAAGCACGCCTTGAACACAAACCACTTATGGCGTAAAACGTATTTTAGGTATTCTGTGTGTGCTTTCATAACCTTTGCCTTAGGGGTCTAACGGTTTGCGTAACCCGCAGGGGCGAGAACGCAAGACCATAAAATTATTTACCAGAACGCTTTTTTTTCACAGCCTTGCCCCTGTCGGGTTCACGCTGTGTTAGGCACGTTTTGCCATTTAGAACGGAAGTTTCAAAGGCTGACCAACTCTCGAAGCCAGCCTTTTGCGCCAATTCATTTAGGGCTTTTCTGCGCCGTTGTTGCCTTGTTTTTTGTGTTGTATCGGCTGTCATTTATAAGCATTCAATTGCTTGCCAAAGTGGAAGCGTTCTTCAAGCCGAACATTTTGCTTGAGAAGTGAAAGAGTTTTCCAACCTTTGTGCAAAAAACCATTGATATACTCACGTCGGATTGCTCGTTGCTCGGATTTGCTGATTTTTTTCATGATGATCTCCTTTCGATGCCTTTATATTACCACCGTTATATAACGCTGTCAAGAGGTGAGAACCGACGAACTTTGTGAACGCTGGGGGGATTGCTTCTGATAATTCATCGCCAACCATCCAATCAATACCCATTGCATCGCGCCTATCTTGTGTTCCAAAACTTGCAAGATTATCTCTGTTGCTTGATCCGCCCGCATGACCATAAACTCCAATGGTTGCAGGTTTGCGCCTTGCTGGATTTTGACCGCCATCATAAACGCCAATTGCTGACGCTTTGTTATGCTGGCACGTAGGGGTCAACATCATTGGAAATGATAATTCAAAATAACGATGGCGGCGAAGTTTTGAACCTGCTTTCGTTTGTAAGCCGAACATCGTACCGCAAAGCATGACGGGATTTATCAATTCTTTTCTTGCGCCTTCCACGTTTTCAATATCGTATGGCTTGCCTGTTTTGCGAAGTAACTCACGGACTGGCGCAATCAAATCAGGATGACTTTCTACCCTATCTTGCCAACGTCCGTTTGTCATTGTGCTATACCGCTGGCATGGTGGGCTTGCATGAAACGCTGAAAAAATCTGGATGCTGTATTCTTTTCCATTGCTGGCTGTGAACTTCTCGCCCTGTAACATTCTGGAAAGAATATCAATCACATCTCCCAGGATGAACGGGAACGGATAGCGGGGCTGTGGCTCAATGTCAATTCCTACAACATCAAAACCCGCTTGGGAAAAACCCATGCCAGCCCCACCAGCGCAACAAAAGCAATCGAGTAATAAAGGTTTCATAAGCAAGTGCCTAACGGTTTGCGTTAGCGGCGATGCCCGCATTTCGCGCAGACCTCATCGGTTGGATTATCAATACTTCGCGCAGGTACATATTCTGAACCGCAACCAGGGCATACGTCCGCTGCACGCGGTGTTAGATGCGCTCTTATTGCTTGCGCCAACTCACTTGCCAAAATACTAACTTTTGTTTGTTGTTCACT